TGGACGGCTTTCGCCGCCTCTTTCCGCAGCCTTTGCCCCTCGGCCGTGCCGCCCATCGCCTCAATGAGAGCCTGCTTCTCCGCTATCTCCGCGTCCTTCTGTGCCGCCGCGTTCGACGCAGCTTGAAGGGCCGCTGCCCGCTCCGCGTCCTTCGTCGCCAACGCCGCCTCATGATCGGCTTTCGCTGTCGCCAGGTCAGCCGCCGCCTTCTGCTCTGCCGCAAGCGAGCTGTCCCGCTGGCCTTCGAGATTCTGCACATAAGCCAGAAGCTCGTCAGCACTCATTGCCTTCAGTTCCGCCTTCGTCTTCGCCATCGCCTACCCCTATGATGCCGACAACCACTCGACCTTGTCCATCTTTGCCACAATGTCCGCCGAAGCCGCTCCCGCTGCCGCCGCCGCTCCAGTCAGTTTCAGAATGTTCGTGGATGTCAATGTCAACCCTGTTAACTCCGTATACTGCGTCTTCTTGAACGCGGTCGCTCCGTCATTCACAACCCTCGTCGTGCAACGCACCACCGTGGATGATACTCGCTCGATGAGCGTCTCTCCGTCCAGAGTCTCTACCGCCGCCGTTGCCAGAGCGGTCGAATCGTAGACCGCCGTTCCTGCAAAATAAACCTTTACTTTCCTGGTTGCCGTCGCATGAGCCACGGTCTGCACACTCCAGCGAAAGCGGATCGCATCCCCGTTGACCGCAAGCGTATTCGCTACCGTCGTGTGAGAGATGAGATCGTCCTCTGTCCCGTCGGTGGAGGTTGAGGAGGTGTCGGTGAATTTATCGAAGATTGACCCACCGACGTTTCCCACCGATGCCGACGCTGACGTTTGCAACTGAAGGAAAGGGTGTGTCCGAGACGCAGGAGCGCGAATCGTGACCTTCGAGCCAGTTACTCCCAGGTTTCCGGGGAGCAATTCAAGATCTTGATAGGTACGTATTTGCGGGACGTTCGAGAATCCGCCGATATGCCCATACCCACCTGCAAGGTTGATGTATTTGTTGTTTGCTAAGGATATTCCATTACCACTAATATCGACATTGGAAAACAAAGCCCCAAAGAAGGAAGCCGTCTGATGGCCTACCCGGAAGGTAGTGTTTCCGTCCGGACCATCTACATAGATACCGTCCGATACTCCTCCTCCGGTCGTCCCATGACGGATGTACAAGGCGTGAGTCATATCCGTATCACTGGTCGCAATAATGCTGAGGCCGTGCGAGTTCGTGATCGTGGCGTTCGTACCCGCGATAGGTCCGCCAACGATTGCGACCGTAGACGCCCGCGTGAGAGTTGACGCTCCGGCAAAGGCGTAGGTAGGAGCCAGAATCTTGACCGCTCGTTGAGTCGCCAACGCCCCTGTTGCAAATTGCACTGTCCGAGCGAGATTGAAAACGACGTCACTCGCTTCGGTTGATGCCGCCAACGTCGTATGTGCCCCACCCGTGACCGTCAGTGCCGAAGGTGAGCCGCTGCTTGCCGCTCCTTGTGTAATCGTCAGCGGAGTAGTTGAGGTTGTGTGCGTGTGCGATCCGGTCCAGGTCGGCGAATCACCCAGAGCAACCCCGGACGAAATCGTTGCCCAAACGAGATCGGCTCCGCTCCCGCCCGAGGTCAGAGCCTGCCCGGCCGTGGACGACGCCGCGAAGTTCCGCCACGCTGAAGCCCCGCGCATCAACAGATCGCCGCGAGCCACCGACGTCAGCGTGACGTCAGCTGTCAAGTCCGTGAGAGCGTCCGGAAGCCGCAAAGCAGTCGGCATGGCATTACTCGATTGACGGGCTGTCAATCATGCTACAAGACATGTCGCTAGAAAGCAACTTCGTTTATTCTACCAATCGCATCCCTGAAACGCAAGTAGCCAGCCGATTTCTCGACTGGCTACCGCGTTCTCCCAGCAGATCTCTACAATCCTACCCGCCCTCCGCTCGGACGTCAACCGCCCACGATCTCCCGCAGCTGGGAGAGACAGTGGCGATAGGCGTCGTAACTCCCCCGAGCGTATCCCTGCTCGGTTCCGTCGCTCTCCGACACGGTGACGTCAAGCCACCGGATCAAACTGTTCAGCCGCTCCCGGTCCACAACCGGCACGGCTACCGATTCCCGCGAAACGTAACCGAGTGCCGAATCCTCGCGGCACTCCCAGCACGGAACCATCGGCGATTCGTCAAATGGGTGCGGCACTTCGCCAGCCCCGCCGCACACGCTGCACAGCACCTCTATAGGTGCTGTCCCACACAAGTCGCACTTCGCCCACGGGCGCTCCGTTCCGGCTATGACGTGAAAATCCCACGCCCGGCACTTGCAACAAAACCGCTTGACGCCGTCGGCGTTCGGTCGTACACTACTCAAGTCCATTCCTCCTGTTTGGTGCCTCGTCACAGCTCGCGTCCGTTCCTCCGAGAAGCCCGTCAGGTTACACGCCTGACGGGTTTTCTCGTTTCAACCGCCAAATATCTCGCCCTTCCGAATCACTCTACGCCCACAACTTGACCGTTCTCCGAAACTTACTCATTGTTCATGATGCTCGGTTCCTGCTTCACGGACCCGCCCAACGGTGAGTCTCCACAGGCTTCAAATCGCGCGGAACTCGCGCTACTCAGACTCAAAAGGTTCCTGGCGGCGTTCACGTCCCTGTCAAGAACCAGGCCGCAGCCATTGCAATGGTAGGTCCGCTCCGACAGCGGCTTCCGACCGAAACCAGTTGTGCTTTGCTCGCACTCCTACGCAGTCTCCTTCTCCAACTTTTCCCCCAGCTTCTGAACCAGAAAATCCTTCGCTTCGTCGGAGTAGTCCTCGGCATCCTCCAGGAACCGCTCAATCCTCTCGCACAGTTCCGCAGCCCGCTGGAACCTCTCAGGATTCACGACAGCGTAATTGGTGCCGTCGTCCGTTGGGTCTCCAAGTTCTTCGACTCCCACTGAGCCGTCATAGTCGCCAGTCCGGAGCAGTTTTTCGAGCGTATCCGTTTGCAGCCTGTCCGGCAGATCGTAGGAGTCGATCTCCTCGCAGGACGAACCCCACATAAACCCGTAGTGTGCGCCGTGGCACGCTACGACCTCCTTGCCCTCAAACTCGCTCTTCAGTCCCGGCTTGAGGGTGAAGTAGGTGTGCTTGGATCGGGGAGGAGTGTGGGCGAGCGTCAATTCTTCGCCGTCCCACGAAGCCGAGTAATCCTCGGCTTCCCAGTCGCAAACCTCGTTGGTGACGGTGTCGCGGTTCTCGATTGCCGCCCGAACCGATTCCTGATTGATCCAGGAATCCTCTCCCATTGCCGGCGAACCGTTGGGCGAGTATTCCCAGCAGTAGCACAGACCGCCCGTGTATGCCGCCTCGAACGCCGAGATCGCCTCAATCCCCGTCGACGTAGCCATTGTCCAATCCTCCTCGTTAGGTGGTTCGTTCGTTTCCTTCACTACACCTATTCTAGCACGGTCTATACAGTAGTCAATAGGAAACGAGAATTATTTTTTGTTTTCTTGCGGCGTGTTCGAGTGTTCACGTTCGGCCGCAAACAACCCCCACGTTCGCGGGAACTCCTGTTTCAGGATCTCGCCGACCGCGTTCGCGTACTGCTGAATTTCCCATTGGGCGTGTGGATCAGCCCGCAGCGTCAGGAACGCGAGCCAGTTCCGCAGATTGGCCGAGGCTCGCATCTGCGAATACCGACCGACCGTGACAGCCAGTCGGGCAACCTCATATGGAATGCCCGCCGCAATCCCCCGCGCGTACAACCCGTCCGCATCTCCTTGGAGATCTCGCAATTGAGCCAACCACCAGCCAGCCCGCTCCGCGTCCACAGGATCAACGCTCGCCGCACCCTTCGCTTGCTTATTCTTCCCCCCGTCCTGCAAAAGCCGCTCCACCGTAGGTAGGTAGTCATCCTCGGGCAACTCTCCGTATCGGCCGCTCGCTTCCGCGTAGGACTGAGTGCGATGCCGTTGCCACTGATGGAGTACAAACAGCGGAGCCACGACCTCGATTGTCATTCCCGCGAACTCGAACGGCCCAGAGTTCCCCGAGAGGACAACCTTGCCATTTCGACGCACAACCAAAATTCCAGTCCTGGTTGTGGCACAAAAAACTTCACCATCATAGTCCACCCAGGATGTGTTCTTGCTGCCTTGATTGATGACCGGCTCCGTCATCCGTGACAATACCATTACGCTGTAGATGTAGCCGTCATGCGAGACATGAGCGGCTCCGCCCGCGTGCAGCACTAGCAATTGCAGCGATTCGGCTACCTGGCGGGACGTGCTTGAATATCTCCACGCTCCCCTCTTCAGTGAGCCATCTGATGCCCGCAATCCGTCCAGCATAGCCTCAGCGTCTTCCACGTTCATGTCAAGCAGGTACGCCGGTACTCGCTTCTGGCCATCAGGATCGTAAAACTCCTCGCGGAAGATTCGCGTAATCCCAGGTGCCCTGACAACGTAATTATTGCCAGCCATCGCCGACAATTCCCACCCGATCTCGGCGCATGCCTCAGCCAAGAACGCTACTTTTCGCTCCTTTTTCAGATGAAACGAAACGCCGTTGGCCGAAGCCTTGCCATTCATCCGACAGGCATGGCCATCGCCAATGAAAAACCCGATCAGCCTCAAAAGCCCAGCGACAGAGTCGTGCGGCGGGAATGTAGCGTCCAAGTCGATCTCGCCTGCCACTCGCCTAGCCGCGTGCTTTCTGTATCTGACCATAGACTTGGAGCCAAGATCGGCTGCCGAAATGATAGACCACTCGTCGGCCCATTTCTGCCGGCGGACGCCTGGAGACTCGTTTTTGACAATCGTCTTCACGAACATTCCGTGATTGGCAGTCACCAACAAATCAACCCCGCCATGATCGACCTTGTACATCCTCCCACAATGCCGCTGGCGGATCAGCCCGAACGCAGATTCGTAGACCAAAGAATTCGCCGACGAATCCCATTGCCCTAGCATATCTCCGTCAACCACTTCCCCCCACGGAACAAAGCCGCGCCGTGTCAGCACTTCTGTTTGATCGTCGTAACAATGCGGCGGCTTCTGCGTATAGAGGTATCGCAAAAGCCGCTCTTCTACCTCCCAACCGCGAAACGAACCGCTCCGCGATTGCCTTGCGGCTTCGATAATTCCCGCTTCCGGCTTTCCTGCGTCCCCCTTGCCCCACGACTCTACCAGTCGAACCGAACCGTGCTCCAACACGCTAATCATCTCGCTTTCTCCAGTCGTCGTTGATTGTCTTCCGTCTGCACGAAAACCGCTGCTTGCACATCTCGCACACTGTCGGGAAGCCCCTCAGCGTCCGCGATTCCCGGCCGCACTGAGCTATGCACGGGGCAAGCCGGCCACATGGTCGAACAGTCGATGCAACGCACGGCGTCAGGGCCTTGCCTTTCTTCTGCTGAACGTAATGGTTCCTGCACAAACCCTTGCACTCATGCGGACGGCCGCAATTCTCAAAGGAACATCCTTTCCGCCGCATCAAGCACCATTCCAATCTTCTGGATGCCAGAGCGACTGACCATTCGCCCACCGCTCCGTCAATACCCTGATCTTCTCCTCGCTCCCAGGTTGAGCAGTCGTCGGCTCTTTCGCTGGCAGGATCTTCGGCACCGAACACCCAGCGTAGGGGCTGACTCTCTGCGTCCGTGGCTTCCCGCTGGCACACCTGGCGCACACTCTCGCCCGCCTCAGCTTCAGCCACCGAAGCTCCCCACACTCCGAACAAACGCCACTGACGCTCAGCTTGTCAGCAATAACACACCTTCGGCATCTTCCATAGCCTCCATTCGCGTCCTTGCTCTCCGTCAACCTGCCGCACTGCGGACACGAATGCGAGTCTCGGCACCGACCGCAATACGGACCCTCACCCATGATTGTGCTCCCGCACGGACAGACAGGCCGACGCTGACGATTCCGGCACTGATAGCACTCCTCGAACTCGCCGAGCAGCTTTCGGCCGCACTGGCACTCCCGCTTCGTCCGCTCACTCACGGTTATTCCTCTCCCTCGTATTGCGTAATGTAATCTATTACACACTCAATCGAATACCTAAACTCTTCGACGAACATCGAATCCCTAAACTCTTCGACGAACTTGGCTTTTCGTGCCCGTGCCGCCGCAATCGATTTGTGGAACTCGGTCAGCTTCACCTCAGCGGCTAACGCCCGTTGCCTCCACTCGTTCCTATCGGCCACGTCAGCCCGCATCCTCTCCGCTTCCTCAGACAGGGCCTGAAGCCGTAATTCACACTCCTCCTTTAGTTTTCTTTCTGTGCCGTGCAGGGCATTCCAATCGTCGGCCCGCTTCTGCTCAGCCAGCCAACTACATCGAAACCGCTCTACGTCAGCAGCCAACGCAGCCCCAGACTCTTCCAACTCTGCCACCCTTTCCTCTGCCACGTTGGCCCTATCCCTCGCGGCCAGCAAATCGCCGCGACAAACAGAATCCTCACTCCGCAAATGCTTCACCTGGGCGAATAATTCCCTGCGTTCCCACCGGCCAAAAAAGACGAGAATCCACCCAAGGGCACAGCCAGCAAGTGCCAGTGCAAGCAATTCGTTTCCCATGTTCGCTCTCCAAATACTTCTTGGTTTTCCTCACCCCTTCGCCTCCATCAACTTTGCCACTCGTTGAGGCGTCATCGCTTCCCGCAGCGTTAAACGCTCAACCAGCTTCGTATTCGCTTCCGACGCCGCTCCCAACGCCCGCATCCGAGCCGGGTGAAGATCAGCCAGCCGCTCAAGCCGCTCTACTTCCGGCAATGTCTCACGCTGTTCACGCCGCCGAGCAGCTTCGGCTTGCAATCGCTCGTACTTCTGCCAGTCAACCGGCTCGCTCATCGCCTCTCCCGCTGTTCCGCAATCGCTTCTTCCAAAGCCGCGAGCGGGCAATCTGCCCTGCCCCTCTCCTTCTGACGCGGTTTCCACCAACTCCCAGCACTCGGCCAGTAGCTCAGGAGGTGGTCGCCAAGCCAGTCGAATACCACAATTACCGCTCCCCTGTTGTACGTCACGCTCAGCGTAATTCCGTCCTTCGCGGCCCGCTCTCGCAATGCCCCAAGCTCTGACATAAACTCGACGTTTGCCGCCAGCTTTCCTTTCTTCGCCATCGCTCCACCACTCCTTTCCCTTCCTGAGCAATTCGCTGCCGAGCTTGCAACACTGTCGGAAGTCTCGGTTTGCTCGGGGAGTTCTTGGCTTCCCAAGCCGCTTTGCAAAGCGTTTTCCAGCTTTGCAAAGCAATTGTTTGCGCAAGGGGGGCTATAGTACCCCGCTGATTGCTTTGGTATCGGTGAGCCGCGTTGCGTCACGCTCGCCCTGCAAGCTGTGATAATGACGCCCTACCGGATCATCTCCGGGTTCCTCGCTCATCGCCCCACAACGCCTACAGACTGCGTTGCAGAGACTGCGTTTTCAACTTAGCGACACCCTTCCACCAGTGGTTGCAACCACCTCCGGGCCGTGCGTTCTGCGTCGGTGCCTGACCTCTACTCTGTTCGCGGCCTGCGTACCGGACTCGTATAGCCCGCGCACATCGGCCTGTATCTCGGTCACGGAAGGAACAGTCGCGTGGGAGTCGTCCCACGAGCGTTGCTCAACGGCAGACGAGCTATAAGCCCCGGTCTTGCGGGACGCTGCGGAAAGTTTGTTTGGTGAGACTTGTAACTAGACGTGGAAAGCATAGAATGGCTTTACGTCGGTGCCAGCATCACCGCACAAGAGGCTCAGGAGTTTCGCGGCTCCTGGGCCTCAAATCTTTCTATAGAACCCCGCACAATCGTCAACCCGGCTCAGCCGAAATCGACCGCCCAAACGCCACAATGTCCGCCGCCGTGACGTCCGCTCGCTCTGTCGATTGCATGAGTACCCATCGCATCGCCACAATAGACCCTGCCAGGGCCGCTCGTTGTTCCGCGTTGTCGTCATATCGCGGCTCCGATGCCACCGCAAGCATTTCTTGCAGCCCGGCCAGGTACGCTTCGCAATCTGCTTTGGAACGCACCGACCTGATGGCGTCGGCCATCCGTTGCATCCTGTCCCACACCTCACCGCTCGGATCGTCATCAATCATGGCGTTCACCTCAATAGTCCGACTTCTGTTTTCTCGGCTTGCGGCTTACGCGTCGCAGCATCATCCGCTCTGGCGTCCGTGCCCTCGATTTTTCTGACTGAACTTGCTCCGCTTTCAGCCACCATGCGGGCAGGCAGGCCATCTGCTCGGCAATGGTGCGGTCAAGATCCTCTTCGGTCTCGTCAGGTCGTTTGTGGCTCATGACTGGCCCCCGGAGGTTTGATCGGTCTCAACGATTGTCCACGGCGCGGGCGGAAGTTTGTCAAGGTTCATTTTAGCCTTCAGTCGTTTGGCTGGATCATCGCTCATCTTTGGCTCTCCAGTTCTCGCACGCGAACGAGCAACGCTCGAATATGACAGCTTGCGTCTCCAAGTATCCCGTTGGGGCAGATCTCTACGATGCGGTCAGCTGTAGAGATCATCTCTCGTTCCAGTTCTGGCGAAGGCCAGACCGGCCTATCCGCCCCGACCAACGCTCGGCCGTAGACGAGGGCACGCACACGCTCCACAGCATCGTACAGGGTCCGCCAGTCGGCAACCGTCCACTCATGCTTGTCGCTCATGGTTCATTCTCGCTTTACTTCCCGCAGTGCATCGCCGCGTACTCCGCGACGGCAACCCGCACCGCTTCCGCCCGCGATGCGGGACGTCCGCACCCACGCAGCAAAGCGGCAATTGCGTCTAACTGATCGAGGGTCTCGGCCTTGAGCCGGAACGCTCGGCACGGAGTTCTGTTCCACCGCTGATAGTCAGGTAGCGGCTTTTTCTTTGTCTTCAAGATCACTCCTCCCATCCCAGTAAATCACCGTATACCCACGCTCCCGAGCGTAGGTTATCTCCTCCTGAACCCCTACGCTTTCCTGCCAGCCGTCCAGCGTCAGCACAACGACACTATCGCAAACGTCGAGCATGGCCAGGTCGAACTCTTTCCACGCTGGCCATGCCTGCCCGACGTCTCCATGCACAGCGATTCCATGCGAGTGAGCGATGGGCGAGAAAACGATATGCCCTCTCCGCATTAGCTCGGCTGCCGCTCGGCAAGCTGCGACGTATCGCCGCTCCCGGACGTCAGCGTCAACGTGAGAGTAAGGAGACGCGAGGTAAATCACCCCATCCCTCCATTCGTTTCCGCGTCCTCGACCTCGTGGAACAAGTCGGCTTGTTCGATGCCGTCGTGAAGTTTCGCCGCTTCCAGGTTGCGTTTTGCCTGGTTGAAATAGCTCGGCTTTAACTCAATTCCGATGCCCTTCCGGTCGTTGATAACCGCCCCGTATACCTCCGATCCTACTCCCATGAACGGTGTCAACACCTTCTCCCCAGGATTGGATCTCAAGACAATGATTCGCTCGATTACGTCCAATTGAAGGGGATGGACGTGCTTTTCGTCTTCCGGGTCACGCGACGCCTTGTACGGCAAGACCCGGCCGATACGCACATCATCCCAGAAAGCAGAAGCGTATTGTCGCCAAATCCAGTGGGAGTAGCGGTTCTCGATCTGCTTGCCCTTCCAACCCTTGAACTTGAGGACCTCTTCTGGGATAGGCCGCGACCCAGCATACCAGCCAAGTCCAGTTGGGTGAGCCACGGGGATTGGATTCTCCCCGTCCTTGCGAAAGAGGAGGACGTAGTCGGCAGAAGCTACGTCGCACAGGGACGAATCCTCAACAATCTGCTTGTGAGCTAACCCCTTCGCCATCGTCCGCAGCCGCACGCCCAGCGGTTCTTTCCAAACGCAATGGCGAGCAATGTACTTCCAGCCGATCCGCTTGTGAAGGCGGATGATGTCGCCGGGGAAGTCGGTCAACTCTTGAGATCCAGGAACGTCCATACAATGGACAGCCGTTATCCGTCCTGGCATGGTCAGCCGATGAATCTCCCTGACCACAAATTCATAATGGGCGAAGAACTGATCGTAGCTGAAACAGTTCGACAGGTCATGTTCGCTGGACGAGTAGTTGTACAACCCGGCAAACGGAGGCGAGTAAATAGAAAGGTGAATACACTCGTCCGGGAACGTTGGCATGACCTCACAGCAGTCCCCGCAATAGATAGCGTAGCTGTCCTTGATTTCCTGATCGCTCACAGCCATGATGGCACCTCGATTCTCCCTTCTCTTGGCTTGCTTCGGGCGATGTTCATGACGTTGTTCATTTCCCGCACCAGCGAAGCGAACATTCGATCAGCTTGATTAGCCTTCCGTTGGAGGTTTTCTAGGACGTCGCTTTCACCCTCGCTTGTGATGACATCAACCTTGACTTTCTTCTTCTGACCATACCGCCAGAACCTTCGCACTAGCTGGTAGTATTGCTCGTAACTGTTGGACGGAAACACCGTGGTATGGTTGCAGTGCTGCCAGTTCAGCCCCAATGCTCCGATGACTGGCTTTGTGATAAGGACGCGAAGTTGACCAGAGACGAACGCCTCAAACAGTTCCTCCTTCTCATCGTCGCTGTGCCGTCCGTGAACTTGTCGCGATCCGGGGATGAGGCGTTCGAGCAGGTCCCCCTCGTCGTTCAGGTGACACCAACAAACCGCAGGGTCGCTATGATCAACCTTGCGGGCCGCTTCCTCACACCGCTCTTGTACCGTGTGCCGCCGCTCCTTGCGCTGCTCGTCCAGCCCTACGGCTGGCATGTTGAAAAGGAATCCATCCATCGGCCGACACGCATTCACTACCGTTTGCTCGACAACCAATTCAGGAAGGACAAATCCATCGTCAGAGAATCCGAGATCGGACGGCTTGCGAATAGCCCTTGCCCATGAGCAAACCCACCGCCAAAAATCCTGCTCGGCATGGGCCTTGAATCTCCACTTGCCTTGGAATTTTCCATGGGCGTGCATGGGGTGAAGACTGTTCTGATCGTTCTTGAAAAACATGCCGAGCATGTCCATATACCCAAGCTCGCCGAGAGCCTCCGACGATGTTCCAAGTTCAATGAAGTCATTCGGGGAAGCGGTCGCCGTACAGAGGAGTCTATAAGGAATCTTCAGCATGAATTCTGTGACCGCTGACCGCGTGACTCCCTCCTCGTTTTTCAGGATACTCGACTCATCACACACGACCGCAGTAAAATCGTTGCGGTTGAAGTAGTGCAGCCTCTCATAGTTGGTTATCACTATCTTCTTGGTTGCTGGCCAAGAACCATCCCGTGAGACAACTGCCTCAATACCAAACTTGTCGGCTTCCCTCTTCGTTTGCTGTGATACCGCCAGCGGAGTGAGAATCAGGACAGGCTTGTTCGTCTTTCTCGCTATATTCTCAGACCACACCAATTGCATGGGCGTCTTACCGAGTCCGCAGTCAGCAAATTTAGCGGCCCGCCCTTTCCGAACTGACCACTCGACAAGCGACTGCTGAAAAGGAAAAAGAAAATTTGGCATCCATAAAGGATCAAACCCAGATTGTCCTCCTAGTTGTGTCTTTGTGTCAAGGAATCGGCTGTAGCTGTCCATTCGCTCCTCCTCAAAATGTCGTCCAACCGGAATTGTCGGTTTATTGCACCCGGCCACTTCCCCAGATGGGGAAGGCGACGCTATGACCACTGGGACGTCGGCCGACGTTGCCCAGCAATCGCCCCGCTCGCATAGACGACTCTCCCACTATATCTACGGTGCATACCGTAGTCAACTATTTTTCGCCGTTTTCGCCAGCCTGTCCGCCAGCCGCCGGAGGATAAACACGTCGTCGCTCGATAATGCGGCTGAGTGTCCCTTTACCTCCGCTGCCCGCCGCCGTGGAAGTGGTATGTCCTTCCTGCGGAGGTATGCGGCCAGATTGCTCGCCTCACGTTTGCTCAACTCCATACGCTTGCAGAACTCGTCGAGCGTTCGCGCGGCGTACCACTCCTCGATGAATAACCCGGCCTCTTCCAGTGTCATGCCGGACCTCCCTCTAATGCTCGCCTGATCGTCTGGAAAATCGAGCCGTCCTCCACGTCCCGTGGCGTGCAGTGCAGCACGGAAAAGCCCATGATGATAGCCTCGTTGCCCTTCTCTTGATCTCTGGCGAAACCTTCTCCCCTTGTGTGACGACCTAGCGTCCACGACCCTCCGTCCACCTCCAACGCGAGCCAGGAGTCGAAGAGGTAGTCAAACCTCCACTTTCGCTCGGGGTGAAACTGATACTCGCAGATCGGCTCGGGCAGCCCATGAGCCAGGCAAGCCGCGATAAAGAGCTTGTTGTCACCTTTGGGCACTCCGTCGTCTGTCGGCCTACGCTTCTTCTTCTGCTGCTTGGAAGGCACGTCCAGCCCCATTGCCGCAGCTTCTTTTCGGCTTATTCGCACTTTTCTAGTTCCTTTCTCTGAACGTCAACCATCTCCCTTATCTCTTTTGCAAGCTGGCGGAATTGCACTCGGTCGCCCCTGGCCTTCTTTTCGTGCAATTCCGCCAACCGGGTCATCACGCGATGGCACCGCAAAAGAAGAATAAGATAGTCTTTCTTCCTCATGCTGAGCTTCCTTTCGGCAGCCTCCGAATCCGCCTCAACTCCTCTTCAATCTCCTCTTGCAACACACCCTCTCTCGCTGCGATTACCGCGAGGCAATCGGCCCGGGTGATCCGCCCGGCTTCCGCTTCTGATCGTGACTGGGAAAC